AGCAGGAAAAACATTAAGTACTAACCCATTAGAATTACCTGCGGCATATAACAAAAGATCTTTTATTCAACTGTCTCAATTCAAAAGCACAAAACAACAAACGGGTTTCAGTAAGTACACCAAATTGAATGAGATTATTCAAAAAGTTAATTTTCTAATTGAGTATCTAATTTATAATCCCGAAAATCAACAAGGAGTTTTTACAGGTGAAATTAACATTTATACGTTTACAGAAACGGTTCTTACGAACGATGATTTTAGTTTAACTAAAGATTATAATAGTAAAACAACTTTAAAAGAAACAATAAAACTTGGACCAGGTTCAATGTCTTCAATTGTTAGTGTAATCAATGGAACTTTACAATCTTATAACAATGATACATCAACACCATTCTTCTTTAGACCTGGATTGACAAATTCCAAATACATTACAACAACAAGTGCATCATCATCTGATGATATCGAACAAACAAATATTTCAGAATTATACACAAATGTAAAACCCGATAGGTCTGCCAATATAACAGGATCAGGATTAGTTTTTTGGAAAAACGCTTATGGTCAACAATATTCACCTGAAAAAATTGTGGAGCCAGTTGTCGAATACATACAAAACCCTGTGTCATATAGTATAATGGGAGGAGATAATATCTATTTGATTGCAAATTCAGCAACAACACCAGGTAAACCTGTTATCAACTTAGACGGAACTTTATACGGAATATCTCAAGAAAAACTAGTGGATGAGATTTTAAATAGTACTTCAAGTTCAGTAAGAGGTGAAGAATTATTACAACTACTAAGTTTAATTGTCAAATTTTTAGTTGGTCATTCACACGCATATCATGGATTACCTCCAGTACCTATTGCATCCAATGGATCGAATGTTCCTGACATACTTAAAGAGATTCAACTAGGATATCAAAAAATCCTTAATAGCAATATCCGTATCAATTGATATTTATTGAAAAAGATAAATGTCAATTTTCAGATCATACTTTAACAGAAACAACACTATTGTCTCAAATAGTTTCGTAAACACAGGTAGAAATCCTGTTGTGCAATTAAATTTTGGTAGTACTCAAAATATTATTGCTCCCTCAGGATATTCAAGATTTATCTTTGATATAGACTTAACTGAATTACAAGGAAAAATTGCCACGGGTGAAATATCAACAGGATGTACAAGTTTCACAGGAATTACCCACACTCTAACAATGACAAACTCTTCTTCTTTTGATGAAGAACTTTTAAACACATACATGTCTGATGGTGCAAGAAGAGCAACATCATTTGATTTAATATTATTTAGAATACCAAAAGTATCAGGATCCACAGGAAACCCCCAAACGTGGGACGAAGGTGTTGGTTATGATTACTATGATTTTAAATCGACAAGAAATTCAAATACAGGAGAATTATCACCAACATCAAGTTGGACTGATAAAGCGTTCTCTGATAGAGCATCCAATTGGTACCAAAGAAGTACAATATTGGATTGGTCTGTTGAGGGAATATACGATAATACAAATTCACTTACAGGACTAACAGGATGTAATTTTTCAGCCTTAACTATTGTTGACATACAACATTTTGAATTTGGTGATGAAGATATTAATTTCGATATGACAACAGAAATTAATTCAATCCTATCAGGTTCTTTAACAGGAGTTACAGGATGGGGTATCGCATATCTTCCTCAGATTGAAAATATTACAGGTTTAACTGAAAACTATAGTGTAGGATTCTTTTCACAATATACTCAAACATTCTATCAACCATATCTTCTAACGAATTATGATGATTTGATTGATGATGATAGAAACACATTCACTGTGGGTAAAACAAACAAATTATATTTGTATGTTTATCAAAATGGTGATTTTACTAATTTGGACGCAGCTCCAACGGTTGATATTACTGATGGAAATGGTGTTGTAGTACCAGGTTTGCAAAATCTGACATCTTGTTTAAAAACAAGAGGTGTATATGAAGTATCAATTCCAAATCAATTTAATTCATACCCAACACCTTGTATGTTTAACGATGTTTGGTCTGATATTATATTGAATGGAGAAAATCTACCAAATATAACAAATCAGTTTGTATTGAAACCAATTCAAGCCAATATCATCATAGGATCACAATCTCAAGATCCATCTGAATTTGGTTTCAGTTTTTACGGTATTAATCAAAATGAAAAAATATTAAATACAGATATTAGAAAAGTGGGTGTAGTTGTTAAAAGAGCTTACACAACGAACACTGTATTACAAAATGTTCAGGCTTTTTATAGAATATATGTTATGGAAGGTCAAACAGAAGTTCAAGTACAAGATTGGACTAAGATAAACAGAACTCCTAATGAATTTTATTTCATTTTTGATATGAGAGACAAAATACCAAACGAATATTTCGTAGATATCAGAGTGAATACTAACGGAGAAAAGGATACTTATAAGAAACAACTAACATTCCAAATCGTAAATAAGAAATAATATGGCAACAAGAGTAGTAAAATTAACTGAATCAGATCTTAGTAATTTGGTTAAGAAAGTATTAAGGGAACAAGAATTAGAAAACTACATGACTTTTTCTAATTTAGAACAAATCAGAAGACAAGCAGATATGTTATTAAGTATGGATCATGGTACCATCGATAAAATTATTCAAGACGGACACGATTGGGCTGATGACCACATTAGTGAGGCCAAAAATAATATGGACCAAGTATTCGATTTTTTCATGAATGAAATGAAGAGACAGGAGTCATATGTAGAATACGAAGATATTCAGGAGGGAAAGAAAGCAGGTACAAAGCTTTGTGCAAGAGGTAAATCTGCAGCTAAGTCTAAGTTTAAAGTTTATCCTTCAGCATACGCTAACGGATATGCTGTTCAAGTTTGTAAAGGTAAAATAAAAGGGTTGGACGGCAAGAAACAATGCTCAGGTTCATATTGTTAATCTAAAAAATTGATTTATATTTGTATCCATGGAACAAAAAATTGTCGGGTACATACCAAGGTTATTGTTCAAAATTTATCTTTATCTAAAAGAAAAGTTTGATCCAAAACCCCCATTGGCCGAAGAAGAAAAAGTTGTCTGTGATATCGCAATCAAAGTAATATCATATCCTGACACAATACTGATGTTTACTCCTACAACAGAATTAAGGTATATTAAAAACGATAGAAAACAAATCTATATCACAATAGATGGAAGAGTGATAAACCTAATCAATCATGTTTACAGTTACAATGTGTTTTTGGAAAACAATGAAATGTTTATCAAAGTGAGATCTTCATTTGATGAAGAAGTCGAAAAACGAAGAAAGTCTTTAGATGAAGAAATCAAAAGTAATATTCGTTACTCTCTGAATACTATTTTGAAGGAGTTGGATTAATAGACTCTTTTAAGACTTTTAAAATAATATCTCTCACAGATTCTTTTCTTGGCTTATAGGATGTCATTACTGGTTTTTGACCTTTCCCTGTTTGTGTATCTTTTTTTTCCGCAGCTCTCTTTTGTCTACACGCATTTCTTTTTTGGTCTTCAGACATTTTTCTTGCAACACCCATAGCACGACACTTAGGATATGACTTATCTTCAGCCTCAGGTCTACCACATGGAGGATGTTTACCGTTCTTATCTTTTCTACAGATATTAACCCAAGGACCTTGAGGTTGTTTACTACCCTTTGGTTTTTTCTTGGTTCCGAACCAAACACCTAAATCCTCTTTCAAGAAATCTTTACTCATGACAATAAATATTCTAAAATTGAATTATGTCAGGAGCAACACAAATAGAAGGAGCATTATTCGATACCATACAATATATGGACGATTCTTCGTTAGGAAAATTTTTAGATAACTTAAAGAAAGAACAAGCTTTATTTGTTATCGCTGAAAGCATCAGATTTGCATTCGAAAAAGGTGTATTCAATTTAAAAGAATCAGAAGCATTATCCCGATCATTACGGGTATTAAATAACGTACAATAAAAAAAGGGTCTCACGGGACCCTTTTTATTTATAGTTTTGTTCCACAAGAAGGACAAAATTTATGTTCCTTCTTTTGTTTCTTACCACATTCAGGACAATAGTTTCTAATTTCATCTACCTCAATGTTTTTTGTACCTGTTGGTAAAATTTTGTATACTACTTTATGACAAATATACGGGTTAAATTGTTCACTAACTGTCTCAAACTTTTGTTTTGAAGACTCTCCTTTTTCAATTCTTCCTGTCTCAATGTTCCCTTTTTTTACAGGTTTAGATCTCAACATACTTGATGGTTCAAAATCACCAAGTGAATCCGTTGTAACAGAACTTGTATAAGTTGCGTTTGAAGTATTATAAGTTGTTGTGGTTGTATTATATCCTACACCACCCGTTGTACTTATCGTAGTTCCGAATTGTGGAATATAATCTCCACTACTTCTACCATAAGTTAATCCACTATTATACAAGTTTCTACCATTTAAATGCAAAAAACTATGTCTTATTTCTTGTTCGTCATAGAACTCAACTTCAACATTACCATTAAATGCAATTGCATCCCCATTAGAACGGGTATTTTTTACTTCGTAGGTACTGAATACAAATTTATTATTGGAGTCAAGGAAACGTTCTAAAAACACTCTCTGTCCTGGTTTGATAACAATCCCACCATCAGAAATATAGTTTCCGTTTAATTTGATCTTTGCTAAGATCAGTTTTGTTTTTGGATTGTGGAGTTCAATTTCAAAAGATTCTCCGTCATTCATATAGACGTTAACCCCACCGTAGACTTTTAATCTCGACTTTCTTTTTGTTACGTGAGCTGTCGGATTACTCACATTTGTTGCGTAATTCATTTTTTTAAATTTTACAATAGTTAATTGACTATGTTACCAATTCCTTTGTATCCGTGAATACTCAACAGTCATTCAGACTGGGGACTGATAAACTAAAATCTTCAAATAAGTATACTCAAAAAAATTTTGTTGTGTAATGAAAAAGTTCTATTTTTGTAAAAATGAAAAATATGAGAAGTTATCTTGTTCTAACCTTAATCACAATCTTATTTTCTTTTTGTTCTCCAATTAAGAAGACATCTGTAAAAATACCAAGACAACCATATGTAAAATGGTATACCAAAAAATCTTTGAAGAACTATTCTAAAGAATTTTCTAAAAAGGATTGGACAAAGAAAGATTCAGTTTTTGTACCTATATTGGATACAACTTTATTTAAATAAAATTTGGTTCCAAGACTGAACCTCTGATATTTTCAGGGGTTTGATCCTTAAATCCAAATTTTCTATCAACAAAATAATAATTACCCTCTTCATCTATTTTTGGAATCATAAATTGGTCCGAAAATCTTTTTTTCTTTACGTTTGTATCAATTTTATACAAAGGGTATTTCAAAATAATTTCCGATCCACCAGGAATTACCAAACTCATTGGTGATCCTGTTTCAGGGTCTTTTATAAAACTTATAGCAACCTTATTCCTCGTAATGTTTTTTATTTTTGCAACAAAAAAATTACCTTCAGCCCTCTCTTCTAAAACTTGGAAAAAATTAGTCATTGCAAAAACATTTTTATTATTTGACCCTCCTGACGCCATTTCCAATCCATTTGTCTTACCATATTCAAGTATTCTTTGAATTTTTGCTAGTTGTTCTTTAGTTAAAGCTTCTGCTGCTTCTCTATCTTGTCTAGCTTTCTCTTCTTCTTTTTTTCTTTTCTCTTCTTCTTCTGCCGCTATCTGATCCTGTATTGCTTTCATTTCGGCATTAGATGCTTGAACTGACATTTGTATTGGATTACCACAACCATCGAGAACCATTAAAGCCCAAGGTCCTTTATCTCCTTTTTTTGATCCTGTTGCAACGCAAGGAGATGGAAAATTTGTGTTGGGGAATAGTTGTTTTCCGTCTTTGTTAGATATGTAAATTTCAGGTATTGATGAATGACACATCTGAGATGCACAAGAATACCATAAAACTAATTGTTTTTTCTTTTCGAAATCAGGATTATTAACAATAGAATTTACCATTTCAGGTGTTACTTGAATAATTGATCTTCTATTACATTCCTCACCTTGGCATCCTCCATTATTTAAATTAGCAACTCCTACTTTTGTCTTATTTAAATAAACGTCAAAGACAGCTTCGTCACAAAAATGGTCTCCTCTACATGGGATTTGTTCATCTTTCCTATTCAAATAAACAAACATTATCTTTAATCCAACTAAACATTCAGTGGTTACTTCACCTGAAGCGACAACAGAAAAACGTATAAATTGTTCAGCTTGATACTTTGGATCATTTGGATCTAATCCTTTAGGTGTTTTTCCAATTTGTGTTTGGTATTTTGGTATTTTTGGCATTGACGGTAGTTGTCCGCTTTTTACTAATCCGTTAAAAAAGTCTTCAATAATTTTTGTAACTGTTTGTCCTCTTAAATCTGCAAGTTGTCCTGAATTTAATTTTTTATTATTTTCTTTATCAAAGTTAGTTGGTTGAGATTCTCCCGTTGTAATTTGAATCTCCATGGGTACACCTTTATATTTTTTCAAATAATCCGCAATCTGATTGAGGACTCCTGTTATTTGTTCTTTTTGATTAGGATTCAACGAATTTGCAGAATGGTATCCACTCGCAAAAGTTTGTGCGGGTAATTGAAAAGTCTTAGGTTCTAATGTTTGGGTTTGTCTAACTTGTTCTTTAATCAAATAATGATTCTTCGTTGCATTTTCATGCATTTTTAAAATTCTAACAATCTCATCAGAATTCATATTAAAGTTTTGTTTAATCATGTTAATAAATATCTCGTATAAAAAAAAAGGGTCCCATAAGGGACCCTTTCATATAAAAGGTTAGACCATATTATCTTAACTCTCTCAAATCGAATGTTCTAACACCATCAACTGTGATTCTACCATAGAAACGGTTGTTAACCATTTTCTTAGCGTATCTAGTCATGATACCCTTGATAGGTGTGAAGTTGAATGGATTGTACATTGTTGGAGTAAGTTGTAAAGGTACATACGGTGCGTAAATGTAACCTGTGTCAAGTAAAGATGTTCCTTTGTGACCCAATAACACTTGGTTTGGTGGGAAGTAAGGATCTCTATAAACTTGATATCTACCAGCAAGAGTACCAACTCTTTCAATACCCATGTTGTATTGATCTTGTTCAGGAGCTGCGTTTGATACGTGGAAATATTCCAAGTCATCGAAAATAGCACTGATTTCAGAAGAAACAACGATCCAGTTTGCTCCACCTCTTAAAGTAGACTTATGGATTTGTGCAGAAATTTGGTTGATTGCTGTGATAAGTGTTTGGTTCCAGTCCTTCTGTGTGTAAGGTACTGCGTTGTTACCAAGTTGCTTCCAACCGTTGTAGTTCCATCTTAAGTTCCAAGCTGCACCTTTTCTAAGGTCTCTTAGGATTTCTCTATCGATTTCAGCTGCAACTTGCTCTGATAATAAAGCTGTTAATTCAGCTTCAGCATCGATGTTGTGGAATGCCGCAACGTCTTGAGCCAATTCAGGTGACCATTGTGCTCTTAACTTTCTTTCTGTAACAGAAACTGTTACTGCTTGAAGGTCAAAAGAAACCTCACCTAATCTGTCTTCAAATTCCATTTCTTTGTACACTCTGTACTTACATTTGAACGCTTGGTTGTAAGCTGTATCAATAACTGAAGTGTAACCAGAATAACCATCAAGTGAACTTGAAGTTACTTCACAAGGAACTTGTAAGTCAGCCTCTAAATAGATAACTCCGTTTGCATCACAAACGTTGTTGTAAGAACCACCATTACCTGTTGCATCGAATGTTGTAGATGATTGACCACCGTATTGAACGATACCCTTACCATAAACCTGAGTTACAACTCTGAATAATACAGGTGAAGAAACACCTGAGAATCCATTACCTGTATTAGGGTTAGTGATTTTTAACACTTGTAATGAAGATAAGAAAGCTTCTGTATCTTGTTCGTTACCATCTGGTCCGATTAATTGACCTTGACCTGCTGAATTGAAACCAGATAAAGCCATGATAACTTTTCTGTAAGTACCTGCACCATATCCTGATTGGATTAATGCGTTACCTGCTGAATCCCAAACTTGAGTTGAAGCTGTGAAAGTCTCTGCAGAGAAAGTACCTTTAGAGTAATCGAAAAGACCTGGAGGATCCAAATCTGGTTCGTTACCTTCGTAGAAAAGGTCATATAAATCTTTATCGTTTTGGTTATATCCAGCTTGTTGAGATGCAGGACCGTTTGGTGAACCAAAAGGTGCGTAGTGATCTCCACCATCTTGAGGTAATAACTCGTTAGGTGATTGATATCTTTGGATATGAGGTACAAAGTAGAATAATTTACCGATTGGTAAGTTCATTGCTTGTACTGATACGATATCGTTAGCTAATAATTTAGAGAAAACTCTTCTAACGATTGGGAAAACTACAGTTTCGAAAGAACCTGATGAGTCTGTTGTTGCAGCCTCATTGATCAAATATGATGCTTGGTTCTCAAATAACTGAGCTACGTTTTCCTTTTGGTGACCTTTAAGACCTTCTAAAAAGCCTAATTTGTCCCATTTGTTGATTGTGTCTTCTTTGATAACTTTAAGGTGCTTAAGACCGATGTTACCAACAAGACCTGATTCTAATAATGCTCCCATTTTAGTATGTTTTGTTTTTTATTTTTATTTATCCAATCTTACTCATAAGATCCTTAATTCTTAAGAACTGAGGAGCTTCGTAAGTTTTATTCTCCATAAGAGTTGCTGATGATCCTGTAGAAACTACTTTGTTAATATTACCAACAGATTCGTTGATAGATTTACTTGGTGAGTTTTCATGACCTAACTCGTCTTTTAGAGTTTTGTATAGGTTTTTAGATTCTTTTAAAGATTCAACACCATCAAATCTTCTTAGGATATTGATTTTTTCTTTTTTAGTTGTTGAATGTTCTGTGAATAATCTTGTAGCGTATGCTAAATTTGAGTTGAATATTGCAACTTCATTCAATTTAGATCTGAAAATGTTAAGTGCTTTTCTGTACTCTTCATTTTTTTCTCTAAGTTGTTTTACTTCTGTTTGTAATGATTCATAAGTTAGGTTTCTATTGTTTGTGATTCCTTTTCTTAGACCTCTTGATCCGTCTTTAGAACCAAAACCATATGTACGTGCAGCTTCTTTAGTTTCTTCTTTTTCGAATTTAGCGTCATCTCTACGTGATTTTGTAGAATCAAGTTTCTTAGAAGCTATTTTACCATGCTTCATAGATAACTTCTCATCTTCTCTATCGTCGTATCCTTGACCTTCTTTTGCTTCCACTTTTTTAGCTTTACCTTCCATGTTTTCACCTTTCTTATACTCGAACTTAGGTTTACCCATACCAACGCCTTTTGTTCCTTGCTTCATTTTCTTTGGTGATTTATATTCTGTTTCACCGTCATATTTGAAGTCAGGCTTTCCCATGCCAACACCCTTAGGTTTGATTGCCATTTTAGCCTCTTTTACTCCGACCCTATTATGGTCGTAAGATTCATCTAATTCATCTTCTTCATACATTTCTGATTCCATTTCAATGTCTAATTCAGAATCCATAGATTGTTCACCCATTTCTGAGTCAACGTCGATTGACATTCCACCCATTGGGTCGATGTCATCATCTTCAGCCATTTCGTCATCCATCTCTATCTCATAAACAATCTCGTCCATTTCATCATTGTCGTATTCATCCTCATCTTCTTCAAGGTGAGTGTCTCCGTCAAATAACTTGTCAACGATCATGTCTACATCTACATCTGAACCCATGTCAGAACCCATTTCAGAATCCATGTCTAATTCCATGTCTTCTTCATCAAGTTCGTCATCCATAGACTCCTCCATTTCTTCTGATTCACCTAATTTAACCAAGTACTCAGCATCCTGATTGTTGTCAGTAATGTGAATATCTTCGCCGTCTTTTTTAACAATGATACCATCTTCTTCACCCATAGCCTTAAAAATTTTAAGTATTTCGTCGTCAGATGCTCCTGTTAAATCGATTGGTTCTTCAGAATCAAATTCGTCAGATGCATCAAGATCCATTTCGATCTCGTCTTCATCTTCGTTATCAACATCCATTCCCATTTCATCTTCATCAGAGTCCATGTCCATTTCAGTATCTACGTCTAATTCAACCTCGTCTTCGTCTTCTTGTTCGGATAGAGATTCTTTTACTAATTGACTGATTTCTTCCTTCATAGTAGAAGCAAGTATTCCTTTTGCATTTTGGGCGATAGCTTCTTCAACATTTCTCATTTGAATAAGCGCCTCTTCAACAATTGATTTATTTTCTTGCATAGAAAAATTTATATTTTATCCTAATAAATAGTGTCTAAATGGAAAAAAATTAAATATGTAGCGTCCACGGTGATGCACCGAAAGAATTTATGGTAGCGCTTTCATGATTATTTGATATCCAAGTTAAAACATTAGTCGCTGAAGAATCAAATATTAAGTAATTTGTTTGGGTTCCTGAGTTAACTAATGATACTGCATATCCTACACCATTAGTGTCATTAACAACTAATTGATTGGTAAATTGACCTAAGGTATAGATAGATAAAGACAAAGAATTTGCTAAAGTTACTCCATCTTCGAAAGTTGCTGATTGAAGAATTTTTCCTGAACCAGAATATGTTAATAGTATATTCATATAGTATTTTACTCTATAAATATATCCAACCAAGCAAAAAAAAAGTGGTCCGAGACCACTTTAATCAATTACTTCATCAATTTTACTTTCAGATACTGAAGTTATTCTCCATTCATGGGAGAACCCTTCATATTTCTTAGTAACCTTTGCTTCTACATCGGTAACAGAAAAACCTTTAACAAGTTTCTCTTCTCTAATTTTTTTAATCTTACCAGAATTTTCATCAGGTAGATCATAAGTAATTTTTGCTACAAAATATTTTTCGTCCATAGTTTTTTATTTGTCCAAATAGTCGGTTAATTTTTTCATTAAATCAATAGACTTACCCGCATCTCCTTGAATAGATCCTGACATTAATTTTTCTTCATCTAAATTTTCTTCATATTTTAATCTATCCTCAGGGTTAGGGAACAAATATGCCCCTGGTGTTGACGGAGATGACACTAAATCGAAACAAATCAATTCAAAGTCATCTTGTACCTCGTTTCTTTCTCCGACCTTTTTTAGGGATCCTACTCCTCTTGAGGATACTCCCATAGTAACACCTTGTCTCATTAGGTTAGCTGCAATGTCTCCTTTAGTTGACACAATACCGCTCTCATGAAATCCTGGTGATGTTAATAATTTTAATTTACCCATTAAGATGTTTCCTTCCCACCAAATATCGGTAATAATATGAGCAACTCTATCAAGATCAATTAGTGATGATTCAGGGTGATTTAATTCTGAAGTAGATAAACCTTTAGATATAGTTTTTTTATATCTGTCAGCTTCTCTTTTTAAGATTCTTTCAGGATAAAATCTTCCGTTTCTATTAGGTGTGTTATATTTCTGTAAAACAGCATAGAATTCAAACGGTTTTTTATAGTCCAACATGTTACTCTCTTTAAACACAGACTCATTAAGTATGTCCGTAGGAGAAACATATCCAGCGTCCAT